TGTCCAACTTGTAATAGAGCTAAAGTTGAACGAGAACTATCACAAAAAGATCCAAAATCATATGGTGGTAAATCTCCAAAAGACGATGTAGGTAAAGCAGAAGAGGGTCCAGGAGGCATGCTTATGGGTGCTCAAAGAGGTCTAGGACATGAGGCTGGTTATAAGCAAGATCCAGGTCAATCAGCACAGATAACAGAAGTAAAGGATGAAAAGGAGAAAAGTGCCTATGAGAACCATGAACAAGACGAAAGTCCAGAAAATGAGCCTAATAAACAACAAATACCACCATCAAAGCCAGGAACGGATACATTCAAATCATTATATAAGAAAGCCTTAATAATCAAATATAAGAATATATATAAACCAGCAAATATTTAAATACTGTATCTATGGCAGACGAACAAATAGTTGATCAAGAGATCACTAAATCTGACGAAGAAGAACAAACTTCTTATGAAAATACAGTTGCAAAGAGTATTGATACTCTAGCAGATGTAGTTCAATCCATAGCCCAATCACAACAAGGCGTAGAAAAAGCTGTCTCAGAAATAGTTGAGAGAGTAAAAGCTCTTGAAACACCAAGCGATTTACCTTTGAGTCCGAAAGGAACCCAAGGTGGAGATGATGTAGGTGCGAAAGTTACTGCTCCAAATGATCCTTACCCAGTAGGTGATCAAGTTGGACTGGATTCTGATAGGAGACCAAAAATCCTCCTAAGAAAGACCCAGCAGGACTAAAGATGCAAGAGAAGCCAGTGAACAAGGCTGAGGAAGAAGTTGTTGAGAGTTCAGAACCAGAAATGGTTACGAAATCCAACCATGAGTTCTCGACTGAGACACCAAGACCAGGTAGTGCACCTGAAACAGTGGACAAATCTTTCACAAAAGATTTCAGTCCAATATTGAAAGATGCACGATCCGAAGGTTATGAGGGTCTTAGTAAAGTAGCACAAAACATCTTGAGTGGCAAATACTACAAGCCAACTCCAGAGGAGATAGGTGGATACTGATATGGTCCAAATACGAACCATTGATGAACTAGAAGCACTCTATTATGGTTATAATAGAAACCTATTGAGAAAAGCAGATGCTCCAATCACAACATCAACAGTTGGCGTTTTTAACGCTATCTATGGTGCTTATGCATGGGCACAGCTCAACCTCGAAGCTAACGCTTTTGGTATCTTGCCAAAATATCCTTGGGACAAATCAGGATGGAGGGTCATAACTGCAAAGCCAGTTCTGAATACCACCAACAGTAATACTGTTCTAGGTGGAACAGCAGAAGGTGGCTTAATTGCACAAACCATTAAACCAACACTTCAAGAAATTGATGTTAGACCAAAGACAGCACAACTGCCTTTCTCAGCATCCGAAGTTATGGAATGGTTGGCAACACACAGCCGGGACGACATTTGGGGTGGACTTGGTTCACTCAGATTGTACATGGCTGTGCAGCACAAAGAATTCCTCAACAGAATGTTACTCGCAGATGTCGAAAAGCAAGCAGCAGATGCAAGTGGAGCTTGGACCGGAACAGCAGACTTTGAGTCTCTAGACCGAATTGTATCAACCAGTGCTGAAGAAGCAGTAACTGGTGGTTCACAAACAGGCAACTACGATCCATGGGCTGCAAACGCAACCATCGACAGAGATAGTGGTACAGCTTTCGATTGTACTGTTGAATCTGCTTCAGGTACTATTGGAACAAACGGTGTTCTTACAGACGATACACTAAGAGCTTTCTTACGAAAGATTCGTATCGCAGCTGGTAAAGACCCAAACGTATTCCTAGGATCTCACGAAGTTTACTCCGAGATACAAGGTCTATACATGCCTTCAGTCCGTATTCCAAACCCATACGGTGAAAGCTTAGTACAGATTGATGTAAACGGTATCCAATCATTTAAGGGTACTGGAGTAGGTATTCACGTAGATTCAATCTATGGAATTCCATTCATTCCAAGCAAGGATGCACCAAGCTCATCTAGCGACTCAAGTGAAGTTGGTAGATTATTCGCTTTCGATACATCCGATGCAGAGGGATATGGTTATCCAAGAATCGGAATACAAATTGCAATTCCAACAGAGTATTATGAAGCAACCAGACGTTCCCCAGGTTATCCATTCGTCAACAACGCATTTGTTGAGAAAGGAGTATTCAGGACCATGGGCGAAACAGTATGTCGTCACTTCAGATCACAAGGAAAAATCAGAGATATTAAACTCTAAACAATCACAAACCCATTTTTTTGGGATTTTTTTTTATTTAGGAAAAATCAAGATGCTAGCTGACGAGAGTATATAAACTAGTTATTTAATTAAATAGTATGACAACAATAACAAGCAAACGTGGAACATCAACCATAACAGATGATGGACTAGTTTTTGGTAAGAAAAGTTCAGTATTACCTAAGAACGAATCAATCACCGTTAATCGTGGCACAAAAGTAATCAAGACGGAAGATATTCCTACACAGAAAAAAGTAAGCCTAAAAGGGCAAACAGTATCCGTTAAGCGAGGAACGGAAGTAATAATCCTCTAATTTTTTTTTAAACTTTATTAGAGAGTGTTATATAAGTTATGTATGTTATATTACATAATAGCAGGAATTGTCGGAGCATTTATATTAACAATGCTGTTAAGAAGAACAGGTAAGAATGATCATTTTAAATTTAATCTAAAGTGTCCTGATTGTGGTTTTCATAAAGGCATACTAAAATGTGTGAATTGTGAAGATAGAAAGAGAGATAGCTGGCGATAATCTTTATAAGCATATAGAATATCTCGGATTATGGTACAACTATATCATAACGAGAAATTGGCAAAAGCGAGGGATTTAGTAATTATATTCCTATTTGGTTCTATAGTAATAGAAACCATTACTGGAATTGAATTATTAGGTGCTTGGTGGAAGTAATCTTTATAAATCTTGACATATCTGATAATATATGGCTTTAACAATCAGCACATCAGATTGGACAAGTGCTAATGTTAGGAAGACTTTATCAGTCCAAGCAGCATTGGTATCTAAGCTACGAATATATAGTATCAAAGTCACTTTCGGTGCCTCTGATGCATACGCAACCAACGGAGTGTCGGCTGACCTAAAAGAAGGCAGAATATCCACACTAGTTGCAGTGAGTCCTACATTTACGGATTCAAAACTAGTAGTGCAATACGACAAAACCAATGAAAAGATTAAATGTTTCACTGGTTCAGGTAATGGTAATGTCTTAGCAGAAGTACCAAATGCCTCAGCGTTAGTAAACTCAAAAATATTCGAGTTTCTAGTTATAGGCTACTAGAGTCCAAAACAGCCCTTTTTTTTTCTTAAAGTTTATATAAGGGAATATATATTATAAAACATGGTGGAACTTAATCACAATGTTGTATCGTTTAACTCAGACACTATCGTAAAAGGAGGTCATGGTGTGGTTGTAGGAGTTTTTGTCACAAAGGTCGGAACTGGTTCTAATAAAGTAGAATTTAGAAATGGAACTACAGCAAGTGACCCAGTAGAATTTACTATATTCACAGCAGCACAGGGTACTTACCTAGGTATCAATAGAAGATTTGAGGATGGAATATTCGCAGATTGTGCAGGAAGTGCTGAAGTAACAGTGATATTCAAGTAAATTTAAATACATTAAGACTTTATATATATTATATGGCAACGACATACTGTTCGGTAGAAGATGTAGCAGATTATCTAAGAATACCGATAACAGCCACAACTGTCCCTAATAAGACACAGATAGAGAAGATCATTAACAGGAAAGAAGATGAGTTAGACAGACGTATAGGTCATGCTTGGAGATCAAAAAAGATAACAGGTGAAAGACATAGTTTACCACTACTATACATATTTGGATGGGGTACTCCGTTATACTTACAACATAGAAACATTTATGATTTTGATGCAGCAGAGGGAGATAAGATAGAGATATGGGAAGGTGCTTCTGCATCATATGAGAATATTTTGGGTAATGACCAGTGGTATGATATGGATTATGAGTATGGTAGATTATATCTTAGAGGTTTTATATTTTCAATTTTAAGACAGAATAGGGTCAGAGTTACTTACAGATATGGTGGAGAACAGTTTGCCGGTGACACTACAATTCCCGGAGATATCGCAGACTGTGTAATCAAAATGGTTGCTTTAGAGTTCGTAAACACTAGTTTCAGAATGGACAAGTTGCCAATGGGTTCAGCAGGTGTTGACTATGCTTCATCAAAAAGACAATGGCAAGAAGATATTGAGAAGTGTATTGAAAATCGTAGAGAAGTATTCCCGATACCATAATGAGTTACATAATAAACAGGGTCGCTAGAAAACTAGCTGAATCTACTTTACAAAGAATGTATGAGATAGCAGTTGATAAAATGGTAGAGCGTGGTTATGAACCAACTAGTGTTAAAAAAATTGGTGGAGAAATAAAATTTGAAGTGGATAAAGATGAATTAACTGGGTATGAGATTGAAGATATCGAGGCAGACACGCTTGATGAGTTTATGGAAAAAAGAATAGATGCAGAGATAGATCAACCAAGATATAAATATGATGAAGATTTTCAAGAGGGGCTTAATCAGGAACTTATAGCAGATGGTTATCAGGGAATAGATCCGGGTAAACATGTTGATATTCCTGCAATAAGAGAATGGGTTATGACCACAAAAATTAACAGAGACCCAGATTTACAAGAAGCATTAAAATATGATCATTTAAAGATTTCAGAGGATCTACATCCTTATTGGGAAAGTTCATTAGATAGGGCTGTTGATTCAATAGCTTTCAAAGTTGCAAGAAAAATATACTATGTTGGAAGAAAACCACCAACCATGACACCAGAGGAATGGGATATATACATATCAGATAAAAGACCAGAGCCAGGAACTTATGCAAAAAACGAACATTGGGGAGACAGAGGATTTCCATATGGAGTTGATTATGAATACAGGTCGGGAATAATCGATATGCCTGAAGAGTCTCTTACAAAGCAAGCTTTCTTTAGAGGATTTAAAGAGGGTGGTTGGGCTGGGGTGAAACTATAATGGGAACAGCAATGTATGATGCATTGGATGACATGTTATCTCTATTAAAGACAAAGTGGGGAACTACTACCAAGGCTGGTACATTCCCTGAGATTAAAATCATATGGGATAGAAAAGTTGTAGGTTTGGCAAATTATACACAGGACACCATACTGTTATCACCAAAGAGAGAAAATATAGAATATTTTGGTTTATATGGTTCTGATTTCCTCCACCACGTTGATATTCAGATAGAATGTTGGACCTATATGAATCAAGACAGATTAGATGATTTAGTAAAGGAAGTCACAAAGATCATCAAAAATAATATAAGACGAGAAAACTTTGTAGATTTGATTATAACTGGCTCAATCTCAGCAAGTGATACCTATAGGAATATCTGGAAGCATATTTTAACAGCAAAATATAGGAAAGTGAACCCATC